ACGGTGGCAGAAACAGGCTAAAAAGGTGTGATTTTGGCTAGATCCGGATCTGTAGGTCGAATTTTGCCAGGAATTCCTCTGTGGTGGGGTGATCTATGTTGCCTGCCCACTCGATGTCCTTGGGTTTAAACCATCCCTTGGGTATCACACGATGGAATCGCACATCCTTGAAGTCCTGTAGGCAACGCTTGGTCTGATTCATCCAGTTGCCGTAGAACGTGGCCTCGTCGTTGCGTTTCTTGTAGTTGCGTGTGTCACCAAATATGTTGTTGAGTGTGAATCGCTTGCCTTGATTGAGCCCTTGGTAGTCGAAACCCAGGATGTAGATCTCCTTGAATCCATGCTCACAGGCCATCCTCAGTGCGGTTGGACCACTGCTCCAACCCAGGCTGGGCTTGAACCAGTTGATGTGATTCAGTATCTTGGGGTGTTTGTTGTATTGTGCGTTGAAGTTGCTCCACACTTTATTATGTACGGGATAATCGGTCTCCGCTATCTCGAATATCATCTTGGGGTCCACTGCCACGAGGAAGTCGGGTCTGTGTGTCCTGTACACCGCGTTACAGGCGAACACTGTCCCTTTTTCTTTCAGATCGTTGATTTCTATGCCCTTACGGCTTTCTCCGTTACCGAGTACGAATGCTATGGATGACATTATAACTCTAAGTTATCGTCTTGCGCTGGTTGTCCGTACATCTTTTGGACGAATACCGCTTCTTCCTTCTGCTGTGCGTCGTGTGCCTCTGACGCCAGTCTCATAGAGTTGATCTGTTTGAGTGTTAGTCTGGTCTTCCTGGTGTCTTCTGAGTCCAATATGGAGATGTCGTTCTCTGGCTCATAGGTCTTGTCCTGTTCAAACCCGTCTGCCGTGTATGTGAAGAATTCAAAAAGTTTCATTTTGCGTATTTAATCCTTTAGACCTGGCCTCCGCCACCTGTTCCGCCTGGTGTTGTTCCACCGCCTCCTGGCGTCTGTCCCGGCTGTCCTGGCTGTGGTGAGCCCGGTTCTGGTGATTCTGGTTCCGCTGTTGGCTCCTCGAACTGGTCTAGGTCCCCTGTTATGCCGGATTGTGTGACTCCAGCACTTCTGAGTTGATTGGATTTGGTCTGTTTCTTCTGTGGCACGTTGTTTTCCTCTGCCCAGAGTTCAGCGTTCCTCGCCATCTCTTCTTCAGATAGTCCAAGATATCTCTTCAGTGCGAACCTCTTACTCATGTAAGGCAGTTCCGCCACTGCTGTGAATGTGTTGACCCTCGCTTGGTCCATCTCAGTCTGTCTGTACTGTGCAAAGTTCTGTGGTGGATTCAGTTTGAGTTCGAACATGCCGTTGTCGATGTTGTAGCCTTTGCTTTTGATCCACAGTTTGAATTCCTCGTCGAATGTGCCGGCCAACATTGATTGTAGTCTGGCACAATACTTGTTGAATCTCAGTTCCTGTATGTACGCGGTTCCAACCCTACCGTCATTGTACTGTTGCTGTCCGTCTTCGGCACCTGTTGGTAGGTAAGAACTTGGTATCCTCAATCCTCTGAACAGTTTGTTTGTGAAGTATCTTAGGTCATCTATCTCACCCAGGTTGGTACCGCCTGGTAGCGTGTCCACTTTAGATCCCCTACCTTCCGCAGTCTGTGGAAAGAAGTAATCTTCATTTATCGACATTGGGTTGTATGTTGCGTCTATGAAGTTTGTACCGCCTGATGTGCTTGGAATCCTTCTCTGATTGATCTCGTTTTTCACCCTCTCAACGAACTGCATCGCCAAGTGTGTTGGCATGTTACCCACGTCGATGTAGAACACTCTTCTCTCCGGTGCTCTCTGTACCCTGTAGATGATGATTGCATCTTCCAACAGTTCTTTTTGTTTGTAAACCTTGAAAACTTGTTCCAGTACCGACTGTCCAAATGGGAACAGGTTGTCCAGACCGTCACTCATGCTCATGTGTATAACATGCTCAGAGTTGATGTTGTAGGCGTTCATGGTCTTGTAGAATCTGCCTCCGCCATTTCCGCCAGCGAACCCGCTCATGTTGTTGGTCGCACCTGCGTTGGCATAACTCTGTCCATACGCCGCTGTACCTCCACCTGTGGTTCCTGAACCACCATATGTTTGGTTGGGTGTGATCTGTGTTGCACTCAATCTCTGTAGATTGGGGTTGATGTCTCTGATCACGTACTGCTCAGGTTTCTTGCCTTCGGATTCGTTGACAACAATCCTGTCCACCTTGGCGTTGTCCACGTACAACCATTTCATGGTCTCTGGATCTCTCACGAAGAAACAGTCTCCGTACTTCAGTGCATTCCTAAAAATTCTAAATATTCGTTTGTTAAACTTGTTGCTCTTGGTCCACTGCTGTAGGGCCTTCTTCAACAACTTGACTTCGTGCTCCGTGGTCTCGTCCTTGAACACGATGTCGAACGGTGTCTCGTTCTCGGTGTTCTGTTGTGTGGAGAATTCCGCGAGTATGTCTAGTGCCGCGTTGATCTCCGAGTCCGAATCCATCTGGTCATACTGGAAGTATCTCTGTATCCTGTTGGGGTGTCCGGTGTACACATCCGGCAGGTAAGAACTGTAGTTCCTCTTGGCGAAGTTGGGCACCTTCTCACCTGATATGGGAGAGAGATTAGCGTCTTTGAAGTATTTTTTCCAAGCCATACTTTATTATACTAGACTTCCGCCCATGTTAGCAAGTCTATTGTTGAAGTTTTTGGTATTTTTTTCTGTCATAGCACCTATCGTTACAAGCGTATTTAAGTGTTGAGCCACCTTTTTGTTTAAATCCACCAGTTCCTTGGTGCTAGAATTCAACGTCGTCATATCAACGTTGGTGTTATTCGTGATGGTGTCGCCTGTTGTATTGTTGTTTGTTGTTGCTCCCACTTCTGAGAGTAGACCGGCCAGTTGTCCTATGTCGTTCCTCGGCACCACCGCTTCCTCGCCGTGTAGGACCACGGGTGTCCCGGAGCCGAAGTTCCTGAATCCCTTGCTACCGTAGTTGAACTCCATGACGTCCTCGAATCCTGTCGCGCCACCGTCGTCTCTTCTGAAGAAACTGCCTGCTGTGGATTTTCCCTTGCCACTGAACAGTGCTAGTGCCTTGTCCACGAACAGTTTGGTGTACTTGGTGGGGTTGTTCATCACAAATTCATCCAAAGCGTTACCCAGTTTGCTGTCCTTACTGAACAAGGTGTTGTCCAATAGACCTGTGGCCAGTCGCTGTAGTTCCACTGTGTTACGTTCCAGTGCGCTGGTCATGTTCACCGCCGCCACGATGTTGTCCTTCTGTGTGGCTATGATCTGACCTTCCACTGATTCCCTGTCTGCGGCCACTCCGGCTAACTGCGTGGCTATGTTCAACACTTCTGTGAACAACGGATTGCCCGCCAATGCCGCGCTCGCCGCCGCGTCACCTGATCGTATTATGTTGGTACCCATCTGTTTGAACACGTTGCTGACCTCCAGCAGGTCCACTTCCGTGCCCTCCATCAGGGCCTTCAGAGTTTCACCGAACTGTCCGCCCGACAATACCTCAAGTCCCCTGGCGGCATCACCGACTGGTACTCCCAATCCTATGATCTCCTTGGCGGCCTGTTGTGCGCTGGCCGGCAGTAGGTTCAATGCCTGCCTCACACGTTCCGCCTGGTCTGCGTCCATCTGTGCCAGTTTGGCCTGGAACACACCGTCAGCGGCCAACTGCCTGTTACGCTTGTCCAGTTCGGTCACGCTCTCGCCTGTGAGTTTGCTCAACAGCACCAGGTTCTTGGCATATTCCTTCGTGCCTTCCAGCAGTTGTGCTTGGCTCAGTTGTCCGGCCCTGCCCCTCGCTCTCTCGATCTCCGCGAATGTGGTCAGGAACTCGTTGGTCTCATCCATGGTGATACCAAACTGTGCTAGTTCCTGTTCTGTGAATCTCCTCAGCGCCCTACCCAGACCCGCTATCTGAGGTATGCCGTCATCCACTGATCCAAAAAGTCTGGCCAGTGTGGTGGAATTGTTCTGTATCAGTTCCTGGAACTGTAGCAGTGGCATGCCTGCGTCGTAGGCGATCATCCTCAGTCGTGTTATGGAAGATCCAAAGCTCGCACCCGACTGTGCCAGTCCCTTGAACAGTTGCACGTTGTCATCTATCTCCGGTGCCAGTTTCTTCAGCGCGGCACCCAGGTACGGTATGTTGTCGAACCCGGCCTCCACGGCGTCATTGAATGACTTGATGTTTGAACTAGTCTTACCAAAGTTGGCGCCTATCTCCGCGGCACCCAGTATCATCTTGCCCAGGAACTTGACCGCCTTGAACACCACTCCCGCGAACGTGGTCACGCCCTTACCGGCCTTGTCCTGCTCCTTGGTGGATGCCTTGATGGCATCTATGTTGCGGTCTATCTGCTCGTTCTGTTCCTTGGTGAGTAGGTTGTTGTCCTTGAGCAGTTTACGGTTGGCCTCCTGCTGTGCTATCAGCAGTTTCTGTGTGGCCGTGTGTGATTTGGTTACCTTGGCGTTGTCCAGGATGCTCTTGGTTGTGCCCACCAATCCCTTGCGCAGTTCCTTGATGTCCTTGCCGATGCCCTCGAATATGTCTCGCAGTTCTCTGTCAAATTCCGCCATCTGTAGTTCTCAATCGCCCCTTTTTGTACGCATATAAATATTGACACCTATACACTATTAATGTATATTTATAGAATAAAAAATGACTGAAAATAACCCACTGGGCAAATACTACAGGCAACCGCAGATCTACATCTCGTTGCCATC